CAAATGTTGATCTATCACAATTAGATGCTACCGCAACTGCTCCAAGTGCTAATCCAGCAAACGGAACATGGTGGTTAGACACCAGCAATACCAAGTGGGGTATTTTTGAATGGAACAGCGATGCTGCCACAGTTGGCGGTAACGGACAAAAGTTTATCAACAAAGTTCCATTGGTTATTACAGACACAACTAAAGTTGTAGACTTTGCTGGTCAAGACTACACCCCCAAGGGATCTGTCGGTGCAGTAGGTTCATATGCTGTGGTAGCAGTGACTACAACATTGGCAACATACTACAAAAATCGCAGCGGCATTTGGGTACAAGTTGGTTCTCCAGAGTGGGCACAAAGTTGGCCAACTATTGCCGGAACAGCAACAGTATCTGGAACAGTATCTGGAACAATTATTTTCACAGTTGATTTTGAAGCACTGCCAACAATCACACTGGCTGGATCAACACTCGCGGGGGTAGCAGCGGCTATCAATACTAGCACATACAATAATGCCGGTGTGTATGCCGCAGTGGTTAACAACAAGTTAGAAATTTATTCAAATAATGCATTAAGTGATGACAGTCAAGATAGTACTATTGCCAACACCATTACTATCAGCGGAACAGCATTGACAACACTTGGTATTACTGCTGGCAATTACTTAGTTCCTAGACTGTCAATTCAACCACACACTACAGTACCCGAATACAAGCGTTCAGACAGTCCATCTACAGTGATTGGTCGTCCAACAGGTTCTGTGTGGGTTAAAACAACAACCCCCAATCTTGGTGCTAACTTAGTAACAAAACGTTATAACAGTGCAACAGACGCTTGGGAAACAGTGGCAGCACCATTGTATGCCAACGGTGCAGCAGCATTGGCTGCTTTAGATCCCACAGGCGGCGGCGCAAATCTTGCAGTTGGTGCATTATACAGTAAATTCAATATTGAAGAAGATTTTGGTTTAGATCTTACACCAAGACTGGCTACATTTAAATTGTTTAGAAGAAATGCTATTGGTGCCACAACTATTACTAGTGCAGCAGTAACCGCATCTACATTTACAGCCGGTATTAATCGGTTTGTTGTTGCAGAAAGTCTAGTTGGCGACGATGCTTATAGCAGCGATGTAACAGTTACATTTACGGCTAATGCAAATATAGATGATGCAGATGATTTTGCCAATGCTGTTAATGCAGCAGGTTTAATCAATGTCACAGCCAGTGTAGACAGTTCAAATAGAATTGTTATCACTCATGCTACCGGCGGAGATATCTTAATTGGTGAAGGTACTAATGCTCCTTTCGGCAGTATTTTTAATCCGGGCGGTGTAACTCCGACGGCCAACTTGTATGTTGCAGCCACAGGAGATGTTACACATGATTATGTTGCAACTCAGTGGAGAGCATTGTCATTTGAAGCCAGCCCAACAGAAGTTACTGCATTAGCAGAAGATCAACAGTTATGGTACAATTCTATTGTTGACGAAGTTGATATTATGATCAACGACGGAACAAATTGGGTAGGATATGAAAATTATCCTGGTTACAGCGGAACAGATCCTGCCGGACCAATTGTCAGTGCCAGTGAGCCAACTACACAAAATGACGGCACAACAGCATTGGTCAACGGTGATCTGTGGATCGACACCAGCGACATTGACAACTACCCAGTAATTTACAAATTCAACAGTTCTTTACCTGCTAACAATCAGTGGGTGTTGATCGATAAAACTGATCAAAGCAGTGAAGATGGAGTGTTGTTTGCTGATGCTCGTTACGGTACAAGCGGCGGTACAGCAACAGTTGCTCCTAGCGGAACAATTGCAGACCTGTTAACCAGTGACTATGTAGACCCTGACTGCCCACAGCCTGCATTGTATCCGAAGGGTATGTTGTTGTGGAATCTACGTCGAAGTGGATTCAACGTTAAGAAATTTGTACGTAATTATATTGATTTGGCAGCATACAACACGCTAGTTGGCGGTGCACCTGGTCAATACATGAGTGCTTACTATCCACATCGTTGGGTCAGCGAAGCAGCAAACCAAGTAGACGGTTCCGGTACATTTGGCCGCAAGGCACAACGTGCAGTGGTTATCCAAGGCCTACAGGCAGTGGTCAACAGCAATCAAACTGTACGTGACAGCGACAGTCGTGTGTTTAACTTAATTGCTTGCCCTGGTTATCCAGAATTGATCGGCGAATTGATCACACTGAACTACGATCGTGGATTGACTGCCTTTGTAGTGGCTGACACACCAGCACGTTTGAACAGCAGTGCTACCAGTTTGTTAGCATGGGGCAACAATGACAACGGCTCAGCACAAGACGACGACCTAGGTGCAGTAAGTTTCGATGAGTATGCAGCAATGTATTACCCATGGGGCTTCAGCAGCGACAACTTTGGTAACAACATTGTTGTACCACCAAGCCATATGATGTTGAGAACTATTAGTTTGAACGATCAAGTGGCATATCCTTGGTTTGCACCAGCAGGTACACGTCGAGGCGGCATTACTAACGCAACATCAGTGGGTTATATCACTGGTGAAGGCGAATTTGAAACAGTGGCATTGAATGAAGGTCAACGTGATACGTTGGCAAGCATCAAAGTAAATCCGTTGACATTCTTGTCAGGTGCAGGATTAGTAGCATTTGGTCAGTATACTCGTGCTAGAAATGCCAGCGCATTAGACAGAGTCAACGTAGCACGTTTGATTGTATATCTACGTAGACAGTTGAACCTATTGGCTAAGCCGTATCTATTTGAACCAAATGACAAGGCTACTAGAGCAGAAATTAAAAATGCCTGCGAAAGTTTGATGTTGGAACTGGTAGGACAACGTGCGTTATATGACTTCTTGGTTGTGTGTGACGAAAGTAACAATACTCCAGCAAGAATTGATCGCAACGAATTGTATGTAGACATTGCTATTGAACCAGTCAAAGCAGTAGAATTTATCTATATTCCACTGCGTATCAAGAATACTGGCGAAATATCAGGTTTATAAAATAGATAAATAATACGACGGAGATAACATATGTCAGTATCAACACTTTCAAGATTTTCAGTACCATTAGGCGGCGCCAATACCAATGCAACTATGTTGCATCCAAAGTTAAAATATAGATTCCGAGTGAATTTTGAAAACTTTGGTACTGGCGCTGGTGGTGATGCTTTTGAACTTACAAAACAAGTGGTCAGTTTTGCTCGACCAACAATACAGTTTGAAGCAATCGAACTGCCAACATATAACTCAAGAATCTATGTTGCAGGTCGTCATGCATGGCAAACTGTTCAATGCACATTACGAGATGATTCTACCGGTGTAGTGAGTAAAAAGATTGGCAGTCAAGTTCAGAAACAGTTTGACTTTTTTGAAATGTCAAGTGCTGCATCTGGCGTAGATTACAAGTTTACTACCAGTTTTGAAATGCTTGACGGCGGTAATGGCGGTAACGAAGCAATTATCCTTGAAAGATGGGAATTGTATGGTTGCTACATTGAAAACGTCAACTATCAAGAAATGAACTATGGCACTAACGAAGCAATGACAATTCAGATGACACTGAAATTTGACAATGCTGTACAGACTGGTGCAGCCAGTTCGGGTATTGGTGTTCAGGGAATTTATGCAAGAACCAATGGTGCTATTGCCACAGGTGGCGGCGCTGCTGCGTAATATTACTAGCAACAGAAAAGGTCGATTTTATCGGCCTTTTTTTACGACATAAATAATATTATGGCAAACAAAGTAAATGGATTTTTCACCAACACCACATCGACCAATCTTCGTGATGCACGGCATGCAGCAAGAACATTTTCTGATGACACATTTCGACTGGCGCCAAAACATAAACACCTCTTTCATGTCAATCTTCAAATAAATCCACTGGCATATGCACTGCCGTCGATGCTGTTGCAAAATCCTAACGAAATTAATCTGTTGGTAAAAAATGCAACATTGCCTGGATTTAATATTAATGTTGAAACGGTTAATCAGTACAATAGAATAAAACAAGTACAGACTAAACAGACGTTTCAACCAGTGACTTTAAAATTTCATGATGACAACTATGGCACCATGCACAGGATGTGGCAAAATTACTATTCCTATTATTATGCAACACCGGGCACTGCTTTTGCCATAGGCAGTTATGCAAGAAATGCTATGAAAAATGAAATAGCCAACAGTTACAAATATGGTTTAGACAACGGCAGCACCAAACCGTTTTTTAAAAATATTGTTTTGTATCAAATGGCCAAACAACAGTACGTAAGTTACACCATGGTAAATCCTATCATCAAATCATTTGCATTTGACACAGTAGATTATGGATCAGGCCAACCGCAAGAGATTACAATGACTTTGGAATACGAAGGATTGTATTTTGGCAACGGCCGAGTAACAGATGGCGATCCATTAGGTTTTGCTATACAACACTATGACAAAACTCCTAGTCCCACTAAAATTGGTCCAGGGTTGCCGTTGGAGCAAGTTGGCGACAAAAAGTTTTACCAACCTCCCGCAGAAGCCTATGCAAATGCACTGAAAACAATCAACAGTTACCAGAATGCCAAGACCACTACGCAACGTGGACTTGATGCAGAAGGACAACGTATTATAAATCGTACATTGACTAATACCATCGGAAATGCCACAGTAGACACTGAACTACAACGTAGTGGAGGATTGAATAAAATTGTGATACCTCAATCTGCTGCTATCACGGCCAGTACCAAAGCAACCCCAAGGAATTTAGCATGAGCAGTTTACCAGGATCAACTACAGTGATCAACGACAGCAGTGGTGCTGTAAAAACTTTTTTTGACAATTATTTTTTATCACAAATATCTTTTGCTGCAAGCGAAATAGATGCAGTAGTTGGATTTTTTACAAAACGTGGATTTGAAATTGATGCTGCAAGATCTACTGCTATCAGTATTTTAACACAGGCTAAATTTGAAAATGTCAAACCATTTGTTGTAATAGACACACTAAAAGGTTTAACAGATGTACAACTCAGCAGAGTAGTTGCTGAAGTGTTGAATAACAATAGACAGGCTACCAGCGCATTGGGATACAGTCTACCGTTTACACAACAAAATTTCGAAGCAAGAAATATAAAGCCATGAGTAGATTTGCTCGAGGTAAATTTGTTCCAACACGACCAGCCAAATATGTTGGTAACAAAAGTCCCACATATCGCAGTTCGTGGGAATGGGCATTTATGAGATTTTGCGACAACAACGACAACATCTTAAAATGGGCCAGTGAAGCCGTACAAATTCCGTATAGAGATCCACTAACCAATCGTAACACTGTATACATCCCTGATTTTTTTATTCAATACATTGACAAGGATGGTCGAATGCTAACTGAGTTGATAGAAGTTAAGCCAGCTAATCAAACACTGTTGGAAAAAGTTGGCCGCAATAAGAATAATCAAATGCAGTATGTAAAAAATCAAGCCAAGTGGCAAGCCGCACAAGCATGGTGCAAAAGTCAAGGCATAAAGTTTCGTGTACTGAACGAAACAGACTTATTCGCCAATGGCACTAGAAAACGATAAGTAAGAGTATGAAAAAACTTGAAGAAATTCTCAATCTCCCAGAAAATAAAAAAGAGGTTAAGAAAACACAAAAAGAAAATCTACCAGTAGAATCCACCGCTATGTTGCGAGACATCAGCGAATTTGATAAGATATCAGCAGCATTGCCAGTGGTCAAAGGCCTAGGTGATGTTGGCGACAAAGAATTAGATGATTTAGCACAACGTGCTACTGATGCCTATGATGATTTGATGGATTTAGGCATGAATGTAGAAGCACGATACAGTGGTCGTATTTTTGAAGTTGCTGGTACTATGTTGAAAAATGCAATTGATGCCAAGTCTGCAAAATTAGATAAAAAACTAAAAATGATAGAACTGCAACTTAAGAAGCAACAAATTGATCAAAAAGCAGGGCAAGAAGACACTGCTATTCAAGGACAGGGCGTGATTATTACAGATCGCAACAGTCTTATTGAAAAACTAAAGAGTATGAAATAAATATAGTACTAGGAATTTACCATGAAATCTTTTCAAGAACATCTTACAGAAAGTAAAAAGACTTATCCCTTTACTGTAAAACTATGCGGGGCACTGCCCGAGTCTGCTGACAAACAGATGAAAAGTGCTATGAACAAATATGTTGTGAATAAACTGTCAAAAGGTAAAACAACACCAATTCAATCTAATCCATTGGATTTTCCAGGACAACAAAATTCTGAAGTGCATGTATTTGAAGTTGACTTGGCATATCCCACAACCAGTGCTGTGTTAACAGAATTGCTGGCTGATAAATTATCAGTCAGTGCATCAAGAATACGAGTGAGAACTCCAGGTGAAATGGCTGAAATTGCACTGAACTTGCAATACAACGAACCCACTAACGAAAGTATGTTAGACAAAGACTACGAAGTCGACACTAGCGGTCAAGAGTTAGTTGGACAAAAACGTGTGGTTAATTTCTTAAAAGAACTTGGCAAAAATCCAGCCGAATACACACAGGTCAAAGATGCTAACGAACAACTGTTGGCAAAAACAGCACCTAAAG